CCACAACGTTATGCAATCTCACAGGCCGATATACGTGGTAAGCTGAAAAACACACCAAACGAAATCTGGACAATACCGGGTAGCGACGGAGAGGGGCAGGCCACGAGCGTTGGTGAGTTCAGTGCTACCGATCTGGGCCATTACGTCAATGTCATTGACCAGCGAGCCAACACATTGGCGGTAATCAGTCGCACACCCAAGCATTACTTTTTTTCGCAGGGTGGCGCACCGAGCGGCGAGGCGTAGATCGTGCAGGAGGCACCGCTCAATAAAAAGGTGTCTCGCTACATTAGCCGGTTCGTTCCGGTGTGGCGCAAGGTTGCCCGATTTATGCTAGAACTAGATGGCGAGGTTGTTGACGAGATGGAAATCGAACCAATGTTCGCCAAGGTCGAGACCGTCCAGCCGCGCACACAGGCTGATATCAGGAAAATCAATGTCGATGCGGGAATGCCGCTAATTACTGTCCTCAAATCCGAAGGTTGGAGTGCCAAAGACATCGATGAGATGCTGAAAGATGCCGATAAAATGACGGCGCATCAGCAGGCGGGAATTGGGGCAGCGTTGTTGAATGCGCAGGAGAGTTTTGATCGGGGTGAAGGTAGCTAATGCCCTCTCTCGCCATTGAAATCATGGAGCAACATAAAGCCGCCCTACTGCGTCAAGAGCAAGAGCAGATGGCGGCAATGTCGCGCCGATGGCTACAAATGGAGAGCGAACTCAATGACCATGTTGAGTTGTTCGTTCGGCGTGTGCAAATGGATGGCCTAACACCATCACAGTTGCAGAGTCGTCAGTTCCAACTTGATCGTTACCGCTCGTTGCTCAATCAAACACGGCAACAACTCGACCTGTATAGCGATTATGCCGAGCCGCTGATTACCCAACGCCAGGGCGAGGTTGGGCGTGCATCCATTCGGGCAGCCAACGCCACCATCGAGGCTACCGGCGCTGACAACGGCGTTAGAATCGCCTTTGACCGGTTGCCAGTGGAGGCCATCGAAAACATGGTGGGCCTAGCCGGTGATGGCTCACCACTTCGCTCTTTACTAGAGGACAGCTACGGCGCTGGCGCTGATGCCATGCTCAATCAACTCATTGGCGCAACGACCAGGGGGCAGAATCCACAGGCAACGGCGCGGGCAATGGTGCGCAATGGGTTGAGCCAGAGCTTGTCACGCATGATGAATGTGGCACGTACTGAACAGCTTCGGGTTGGGCGTGAGGCAACACGGCAAGCATACCAATCATCGGGCGTTGTGGAAGAGATGCGCAGACTTGCGACCAAAGACCGCCGGGCGTGTATAGCGTGTCTGATGGCCGATGGTGAGACGATGCCACTGGATGAAAGCCTGCGAGAACACCCGCAGGGGAGATGTTCAACTATTCCAGTTGTGACAGGGATGCCCCTGGTTGAGTGGGAAAAAGGCAAAGATTGGTTCATTAAGCAATCGCCAAATACGCAGCGTGACATTTTGGGAACCGGTAAGTACGAGGCTTGGCAGGATGACCAGATATATTTAGAGCAATTTGTTACAGTGCGCAAAAATGCCACATGGGGCGATTCGCTGAAACCAGCTAGTTTGAAATCGATGCTTGATGACTATGAACCATTCGAGGTGCGACAGCCCGATCCGAATAGGGAAATTGCCACGCCAACTGATGAGCCAGAGCAGCAGCTATTGACGGAAGAGTCAGAAGGCGAATTGCTGACACAGGTGGAGGGGTTGACCGAGAGGATTCGGGCAGCAGAAGAAGCTGGAGACGATGCTCTCGATGAGCAACTGACCGCAGAACGGAAATCTTATCTTGATGAAATCGCCCGGCGTCATAGTGCAGGTACGTGGCGTGGCGAGAGTGGTTCTGAGGCTGTAGATCGACGAGCGAGAGCATCTGAAATTGCATTTCTGCAAACAGAGGAAGGTCAACGTCAGGTCGAAGCAGATCGCCGAGCTGTCGAAGAGGCGGCGCAATCTGTTGAACTGTACCAGCCATCTGATGATACACTGAGAGCTGTTCGAGCGTACATCGATGAACAAACCGAGGCTATCTTACCGAGGCTACGTCCACGAATCAAAGAGCCGGATTTAACATCGGAAGAATATAAACGCGTGGCACATGAGCAGCTTAGGGCATTAGTCAAAGATCGGCCGGTCGCTATACAGTTCAAAAGTCAGCACCTAGATTCGTTCCTAGAAACTGGACGATACCGAACACAGTTTGAAACCGGTACCACCGGTGGAACACTAGATGTCAAGGGACGAACGGCAGCGGAGGGCACGGGAATCGGATATCCCGACGACATCGATCCCAAACTTCGACCGGTTTATGGTTATCTGGACTTTGAAGCTGATTCTTTTGGCGGTGGCGTTGGTTCCTATGGCGACATTACATTTGTGATGCGTAATGATGTACGGCGGCGTTCAACCGTGACCGTTGGTGATTCTCTATATGCTATGCAGGAAAATCAATTAGCCGCTACACCATTAGACGATCCGTCGATTGAGTCGATGGATACATTGGTAACGCCACTGTATCGATACGCAAAGAGGCGTGATGTAGATAGCCTGATTTCCGATGTTGGTTATATTGAAATCCAAATACAGGGCGGTGTACGGGTAGAAGATGTTGCATTCATTCGCGATCCCCGTCGAAAATTAAGTGCCGATAAAATTGCGGATCTAGAAGAGCGTGGCATTAAGGTGATTCAAGCAATCGAGGGTGAGCCAGAATGAATTTACAAATCATAAATCCTGTCGTTATTGCAACCAGCGCGGATGTGTCGATTATCGTAAGCAGTGCGGACGAAGGCAATCTTGATGCTATGGCGCAACTGTATTCGGAGGATGAAGGCTACAGTCCCGTGAAACCACTGCAAGTTCACTTGAAATTTCTCTATATTGTGGATGACGTTGCACCGCCGCGCCCTTGGGAAGATCCGCAGTCAGGAGGGCAATAAGCTTGCAAAAAGTGGGCAAATGTGGTACAGTCTACAAAACACCATCGCCGCAATTTGTACCCATCCGCATAGCCGGAAAACTAATATGTGAGTTCGATTCCGAGCGTGGCATACTGCGTTTTCAGGACCGAAAACAACTGTTCTATGTAGATTTAGCGGAATACAGTAATGGTGAGCGGGCGGAACCTGGGCACGGTTCCCACGAGACGATATAAGCGTCCTAGCCCACTTGACATAACCAAATAGAGCGCCTTGAGCGCCACTTTCACCTTTTGAGAGCGACACGAGCGCCGAGGTTATCTGAGAAATCAGGTAGCTTCGGTGCTTTTTTTATTTCAATTTTTCGGGCGGGATGCCCACATGGAGCGGGATGCACATGAGATTCAAGCAATACTGGATGTATTTTGAGCAGGACAGCGGTGGCAATGATGGCCAGGATGCTGACACCGGCCAGGACAGTAACAGTGACGATGGCCAGGATGCTGCGCCTGCCAACTTCAATGACTGGATCGCCGGCCAATCGGATGATATTAAAAATCTTGTCGATGGCGAATTCGATGCGGTTCGTTCGGCTTTAACCACAGAGCGGGCAGAGCGTAAGAAGCTCAGCTCGCAACTGAAGACGCTGGGTGCAAAAGCCGAAAAAGGCAGCGAGTTGGAGAAAGAGATCGAGACGCTGACCAGTGGCTTAGAAGCCAACGAGCGCAGAGCTAATTTTTATGAAGCGGCGCATAGTGCCGGTGTCAAAAATCTCAAGCTCGCCTATCTTGCCGCAACAGACGCCGATCTTTTTGACAGAGATGGCGACGTGAATTTTGAGAAACTCAAAGAGCAGGCACCGGAGTTATTTGTACAAAAGGCCGCGACGCCTAAAGGCAACGCAGGCAACGGGCAAAATCAGGGCGGCGGTCAAATGCCGAGCATGAATACCTTTATTCGACGGTCAACAGGTCGTCAGTAGGACAGCACACACGGCGGGATGCTGGGAGTGCGCAAACGTTGGACGGGATGTCTGACAATGGCGGGATGCCATAGAGCGAATCATTTCATTCTATCTATGGAGCATAAAAGATGCCTTTCAATTCTAACATTTCCCGATCCGGCGCTGAGGCGCTGATCCCGGAGGACGTTACACGCGAGATTATCCAGAACGTCCCCCAGCAGAGCGCAGTCATGCAGCTCGCTCGACGTTTACCCAACATGAGCACCAACCAACGGCGGCTGCCGGTCCTTTCCGGTCTCGTTTCGGCCTATTTCGTCAATGGCGATACCGGCCTCAAGCAGACCACACAAGCCGCTTGGGGCAATAAGTACATCAACGCTGAGGAAATCGCCGTTATCGTACCCATCCCTGAAGCGGTGCTCGATGATGTCGATTACGACGTGTGGGGTGAAGTCCAACCACGCATCGAGGAAGCATTCGGCGCTAAGTTTGACAGTGCTGTGATGTTCACCGGCAGTGACACACCCGATGATTGGCCTGACCCGCTGATTACCGGCGCTACCAGTGCAAGCCATACTGTCACGCTGGGGACCGGCAACGATCTCTATGACGACATTCTTGGCACTGGTGGCACTATCGCCAAAGTTGAGGAAGATGGCTACATGGTTGAAGGTCATGTAGCAGCGTTGTCGATGCGCAGCCGGTTACGTGGTTTGCGTGATGCCAATGGCCAGCCGATTTTTATGCGTTCGATGCAGGATGGTGCGCGCTACGACCTCGATGGCGCTATGGTTACCTTCCCGCGAAACGGCTCATTCGATGCCACGAGCGCACTGATGTTCTCTGGTGACTGGAGCCAACTGGTTTACAGCATTCGCCAGGACATCACCTACAAAGTTTTGACCGAGGCGGTGATTCAGGACGACGCCGGTAACATCCTCTACAACCTTGCGCAACAGGATATGGTTGCCCTGCGTGCTGTCATGCGCTTGGGTTGGCAGTTGCCCAATCCTATCAATCTGGTCAATCAGACCGAGAGCACTCGCTATCCGTTCAGTGTTTTGCTACCGTCCAGCTAAGGGGGATTTATGACGTTTTTTCCGCACAATCCTAATCTTAATCAGACGCAGCAAACGGACGCGCCGGGCGTCAACGTTACACGCGGTTTCCTGAGTCGGCTCACTGTCACGGCAGCGAATGCCGTTGCGGCTGATGCCGATGGTGTTCACGCTGCGGTGACCGATGACGGCAGTGAGCAGACGATCACTACATCTATTACCAGTCCAGCCGTTCCACGCAACATCACGGCTACGGCTGGCGGTACGTCCACTGACGTCAAGGCGATCCAGGTGACGATTGCAGGCACCAACTACGCTGACGAGGCAATCACTGAGGACTTGCCGGCATTCACGGTAAACACCACCGGCATTGTACAGGGGTCCAAAGCTTTCAAGACCGTGACTAGTATCACGATTCCGGCGCACGATGGCAATGGAGCGACAACCGCAATCGGCTGGGGTGACAAGTTGGGCCTACCTGACAAGCTCCCCGCCAACACGGTCATTATGGCGGCTCATGACGGCACGACAGAGGGCACAGCACCTACTGTAACCGTATCTAGTTCCGCAGTTGAATCAAATACCGTTGACCTCGACAGCGCCTTGGATGGCTCTCAGGTTGATGTCTGGTACATCGTATAGGAGAGATCAATATGACTCAGCAATATGGAGCAAAGAAAGAGGCGTTGACCGCCGTCACGACAACTACGGCAGGTGGTGCTCTCAGCGTTGTCAATCCACTTGGCGTTGACTTGATTGTCACTGACCTAATCCTCGACATTACAACCGAGGCAACCGGCAGTGCAACAGTCGATGCGGGCATTGCAGCCGATGGGACTACTAGCGCCGATAACCTAATCGACGCTGGCAATGTGGGGGCGGCTGTGGCAGTCCTCAACAACGTGGACAACGCAGGCAGCAACGGCAAGAAATGTGTTAAGTGGGGCGCTACTGAGTACCTCACCATTACCGCATCCGCTACCCTGGCAGGCTTGGTTGGCAATGCCTATATCAAATGGGTGATTGAATAAATGGCAGCAACGGCGGCGATGGTGGCACGGCTCAGGCGGATGATTGCCGAGCCGACCACTACTACCTACTCCGACAGTGACCTGGATGATTGGATTGAGTCTTATCCCGTTGCGGATGGGGACTACAACGATCCCACCGATGCAGACTGGACAGCGACCTACGATCTACATGCTGCCGCGTCTGAACTGTGGTCAGAGAAAGCCGCCGCTGTTGCTGCTGATTTTTCATTTTCCGCCGATGGTGGTAACTACAGCCGAGATCAGGTCTACGCCCAGTACATGAAGCAAACCCGATTCCACAGTGCTAGACGCCGAGCCGGTTCTGTCCGAATCCACTCTGATGCTGGTGGGCGGGACACGGATGCATGGATTGGCAATCTGTCTGAGGAAAATTCATGATTTTTGCACACAAGAAATATCCTCATACGCAGCAGGTTGGCGAATGGGAAACCGTGCGCCAGCGACTTCTATGGCAGGCCGGTTGGTTTGTGGTTGTAGAGGAAGGCGTAAAAATAAGCGATGCTTTGCCGGGCTATCCCGCATTGATTGCAGCCGGTATTACGACCTATGAAGAGCTGAACAAGATTCAGGATTTTAGGACAATCCACGGCATTGGCGGGAAGACGGCAGAAAAACTCTATGCAGCGATTCAGCGAGACTGAACTATCACGAATGCAAGCCACACAGGTGAGCGCAATGCAGGACACCTGTGTGGTCTACACATACTCAGATGGTTCCAGCAATGCGCTGGGCCATGCTACGCCGACCTACACGGCACAGACGGCACAGGATTGTGGCTATAAGCCAAACAGCACACGTGAGGCCAATGATGATGGTGAAGTTGCGCTCGTTGAAGCAGAGTTGCGGGTTGCTATCGATACATCAATTGCCCCCAGTGACCGAGTAAAGATCACGCATCGCTTTGGCGTTGAGTTGACAGACCAGCCGCTGTTCTCAGTCCTGGGGATAGCGAAACGTGGGCCAAGTGGACTAGTGGTCAATCTACAGAGGGTGACAGATGCCTAACACAGTGAATTGGTATGCCGATGATGTGGCCTTGCTCTTGGAAAACATCGCAGAGGAATCACTTTTGCAGATGGCCTACCAAATCGAAGGCGAATACAAGGTCAATGCCCGTGTCGATACCGGCTTCATGCGCAACAGTGCCTATGTCCACAGTGACAAGGCAAGCACGTTCCGGGCACAAAGCAAAGATGAACACCATCGAACCATTGATTCACCGCCCAGCACTGGCGATGGTACGGTCTACGTTGGCGTTGGTGCTTTATATGCCATCTACAACGAGGTAGAGGATCACGCGCTCTACAACGCATTGCAACGGGTTCAGCGCCAATTCGGTGGGATTATCCAATCAGTGGCCAGAGGTCAACTGTGATCAATACGATGTCTGCTCTACGCACCTATTTGGCGGCACAGAGTGATTTGACGGATCTGACCAGTACACGGCTCTGGGCAGCGTTGACCTATCCACCCAAAGGGTACGTGCCAAGCGATGGAGCGGCCATTGTGTTTAATAGCCGCGGCGGCCCTGGGTTGACATACAACTCGCAGTTGCTGGACGAGTCGATACAGTTCAAATGTTACGCCGCTGACGAATTGGCGGCGCTTAGTTTATATGGCGTCCTGGTTGACGTGCTTCACGATGGTAGCGGCACCGGCATTCGCAACGCAGCCCTGGAAGTGCCAGGTCAAATGTTACAGGAGCCTGAGCCGGTAGGATGGCCGTTCGTCCTGACATTTTTTAGTGTTATTTTTGATTCAGACTTAGGAGCATAACTAATGCCTAATTTTTCTAGCAGCGATATCCTGGTGGCAGAGGCGAATGTTCTCTACGCTCCAACCGGCACATCGCTCCCCGATGAAACGACCGTCGCGTACAACTCGTACGACAGCTGGACCGACTGGGTTCACTTGGGCTACACCGATGATGTGAGCAATCTCGCGTACGCTTTTGAGGAATTCAGCTACACGCCAGAGCAGGCGTTGTCACCGCTGATTCGCCGTCGCATCTCCGAAAGCATGACACTGCGCTTTGCATTATCGCAGCTTACCGGCGCGCACTTGGCACTATTGACAGAAGGCACGGCATCCGACACGAGCGCGGGTGCATCGCAGAAAGCCTTCACACAGGTTACTGGTGGTGGTGATACCGCAATTTCTGAGTACATGTTTGCCTTGGAGGGCTACCGCCCGGACAGCGCAGGCACAAAGCAACCAGTGCGCTTCTTCTTCCACAGATGCACAATCAACCTGAATGGCGATATCCCATTTGGCAAGCAAACCGCAGCGATCTTGCCGGTCGAAGTTATGGGCCTCACTGATACGGGCAAATCAGTTGGCGCTCAATTGTACGAAATGCACGTCGTCACTGCACCGGCAAGTAGCTAAGGATTCAACTAATGCAAGAGACAGTTACGCTTGGTGAACGAGAATATATTCTT